AAAGCTCCTACAAAAGAAAAGGAAGGGGGTCTTGCGACCCCCCAGGAATCATTACTCTGCGATTGCGAGTACGAAACCAGCTTCAGGACGATATACCTGAACACCGTACAGGCAGTCAGCCGTGTACAGAGTTGAGAGGTATTCCTGCTTGTACTGAGTCTGTGAACGAACAGCTTGCTGTTCTGCCATGACAATAGCGTCAGTGTGGAACAGAAGAGCCGCACGAGTATCGATAGAAGACGCAGTGTTGTCAGCCGCCGCCTCGATAGTTCGGCAGTTAGCTGAAACGTAGATGTCTACACCGTACAAGTTTCCGATAAGACCGGAGTTCACAGCTTGACCAGTTACGAAATCAGAAGACACGTAACGATCAATACCCATGATGGTGTTACGAACAGAAGGAGGAATAACAAGCGAACGTCCGTCCATAGGTACGTTGTTGTCATCAAGCTTCTGGATCATGTCGCGGAAGAAAGCATCAGTGAACACGTCAGCCGCTACCATAGTGTCGTCGGTGTACTGAGTAGTAGTACCGCCGTCATTAAAGAAGCAACCAGTGTGCTGATAGTCAGTAGCCGCTGGGCTAAATACAACAGTGCCACCATCACCAAAACCAGTACCCGCCGCGTGAAGGTCATTATCAACCTGCACTGAAAGCGCGTAACCCGCATCTTCAGTGTAGAACTGACGGAGGCTAGAAAGAGCCTGAACTTCTACGATGTCTTCGATAAGACGTGAGTACTCGAAGTGACGGTCGATATCAACTGTCAATTCGCTTTCGGTGTTTGCGATGATAGTAACCGCAGTGTCAGCCGCTTTAGCATTCGCATCGCCACGAGTGGGCTTTGGAATGTGAAGCTTGTCGCCTTTCTTACCTGTCATGGCAAGCTTTTTGACAAGCGGAGCCATCTTCAGGTTCTTTTGATAAGCGGCGATAATTTCATCACTCCAGATCTCTGGAATAAACGTAGCCGCTTCTGTCTTCGCGGTATTACCAGCCGCGCCTGGATAAGTTGCAGTAGCCATGTCAATCTCCTATAGGATTATTTGACTCGACCCTCTGCGTATGCCTGAAGGATTTCACCTGACAGGGCTTGGTAACGCTCGGGGTCAGTTTTCATCAGTTTAATGATGTCGGCCCTGCGATACTGTTTTCTTGCGGTTGACTCTGCACTGCCTCGAGCTTTACCTGTATTAGCCGCCCGTAGTTGTTGCTTACGCACCTGTTTTTCAACATTAGCGGTTTGCTGAGCAACTACCTTTCTTTCTTTCCAGAGAGAAAAGAGTTCATCAGCCGCGTCAGCATTATACTGTTGGTCGGCCTCTACAAATAATTGAGTCCTAATCTTTGAAGCTGATATCCACTCTGCGAACTTAGGATCTTTAAGAATTGTTTGCATATCTGGGTGTTTGTTGCCCAAGGATGCTAACGCCGCTTGTTTCCTATAGTCCTCAGTGTATCTTTCAGCCTCCCTAATCTTAGGATGGTTCTCAATTGCCCTATTAACAGCCCCTTGAGGATCCGTAAAATAATCAATATCGCTTTCAGGCTCAACATTCTGTTGAGGTGCTGGCGATGGTGTTTGAGTCGTAATGTACTCATCCACTATCTTACGAAGCTCCCCGACCTCGTTAGAGTGCCGACTCATCACCTTTTCAACTTCTTGGTGCATCTGAACAACTTCTTTCAGAGATTTACCTCGGTATTGCTCTGGAATATCGTCTTCAGTGTCGGTCTCTACCGCGTCTTGAGTCTGCTCAACGGCTTCAGCCTGCTGAGTCTCTTCGGCTTCGTTTTCGATGTTTTCCGCATTGCCCTCTTCTTCGAGGTGAGGATCAACCATCGTTGCTCTAGACATAATTAAACTCCGTTTGGAGATTTACGTTTTCTGCCACCTTCTTCATGTTCCCGTACCCACTTCATGTGGCGACCTGGAAAGTCCCCACTATGACCGTCGAGTACGCACTTAGGCGCTGACAGCATTTTAGTAGCATTAGCACCACAACCGCACCTACTGGTTGTAATGCCTTTGCTTACCATCTCTTCAAATACATGACCGTTTTCACAACGGAAGTCATATATCTTATACATCTAACTCTTCTTGCCCTTCCGCTTCGGCTTGGTCTCGCGCCGCAGTAATTGTTGCTTCTAAGTTGATTACTGTAGCTAGAGCGGCAACCTGGCCTTTGCGATAGAACAACTCCTCCTGATCTTTAACTGTTTGAAGGTCTGCTAACTGTCTTGCATTGTTAGCCAGTTCTTCTGTCAACTGCTTAAATCCAGCGTGGTTAAACAGTTCGTTGTAGTTAGTAAAGTACTCCTCAAGTTCAGGTGTCATATTCCTATCTCTCTTTTGTTGATTATGTGCCTTGTAGCACGGTTTTTAAAAAATGTCAGGCATTTCTCGTAGTTTTTCTGCGCTTACCTGATGCCGTTACAGCATGAGCAATACGCTTTGGCCCTGTCTTACGCCTAGCTGATGACTCTTTTTCAGCCTTAGTCATTTTAGCTACTACTGCTTTTGGCCGACAAGAAGGATAAGGACGATCGCTATTTTTAGCAGACTTACGACCACAAGGCTTGCCTGTTTTGACGTCAATCCACTCTTCTTTAAACCACTTAGTTAAGCCGCTAGAAGGTTTCTTTTTAGTAACCCGCCTACGACTTTGATTTGCTCTAGGCATAAGTACCGCCTCTACGTTGATACTCTTTAGTCAGCCAGCCAGAAGCATAAGCACTAGGCCAAACATCAAACTTGCGTTTAGCCTCTGCTTTAACGCGAGCATACAATGCTTTGTTTTTAGGCACTGGCTTTTTACTAGCTGACTTTTTCTTTCTAGTAGCCATAACTACTTACCCTTTGGCTTCTTTACTTTTCTTTTCTTTTTGTTGCCGTACATACCAGGCATAACACTCTCCTCAGTTTATTTACCAAACATCATTACAGTAAACGATTCCATCTTGCCAACATCTTCTGGCTTGTCTTTTGCATCGTACTTAGTAGGAATGCCTTGATCTTGCATTTCCTTAATACGACGCTTAGACGATTCGCACATAGAGTAATACTCAAGAGGTGTGTAACTAACCGTGTGATCTTTGTCTTTCATTTCTTGCCTCCATGTACTTTTTGAACTGCAAAGTCTGCTGACTTAGATGCACCCTTGTGTGGTTTGTAACCACCCGCAGGATCTTTCATCAACTTATACTCTTTACCGGACTTCATCCAGTGATAACCGTCAGGCGCTTTAACTTTCATATCGTCACCATTTGACCTTGTCAGCCCAATATGCGGCAGAACACTTACCTTTTGCAATGTTCTTTGCATGACGGGCTTTAAATGATTTGCGTCTAGCCTTTTCTTTGGCGGTTTTAGGATTTTTACCAGCCCCGCTTACACCCTGTTGACCAAAACGAATTGTTCTAATAGAACCATCTTCACATTTTGCAACGACAACGTGCGATTTAGTGGGATGGTTGGGGGTTCTCTTCGGCTTGTTGTACCCGCTTACGCCTACGCGTTCGAGGCGCGGATCCTTCTTGCTCATTGGTTAAAGCCTCCACCTTGGACTGGAGTTCTTGGACTTGGCGTCGGAGCGGCTCCACTTGGGCGTTGAGCCTGTTCAGTATCATTTGGAATTCTCTGTCGGTTAGCATTCTCTTTTCCTTGGATTTGTTTCTCTTTAATTAAGCGATCAGCAACCTGCATACGACGCTCAAACTCTTTGTCGTCTTGGTCGCCTTCACGCAAGTTTCGTGTAACAGCGTTAATTCTGTCAATCTCAAGCTCTTGCGGTACAACTGCCGCTTCAGCCGCAAGCTTTTGCGCTCTGGCTGAAGACTCTTGTGCCTGTGCAGACAGGGCCGCAGTTTGTGATTGCTGGAACTGCAATTGTGCTTGTTGAGCCGCCATTTGCATTTGCTGTGCTTCAGGGTTGGGTTGCATAGCTTGAGCCATTGCCGCCAATAGTTCCTCACGATTAGACAGGTTCATGTTGTCTACAACCGACTGGATTAAGGTTGTATAGAGTGGTGAGTCTTTGCCCATAGTCTGCAATAACTGTACCAACTGAGTAACTTCGTACTCCCTAGCAATAATCCCTAGCGTACTGCTCGCATTGAACTTGTAGTCCGCTACTGGGTAGTTTTCAGGATCAAACTGCATATACCGATGTGCGGCTTTCTTAACAAACGGAATCAGGAAAGATTGTTGGAAGTTAATAAGGGTGCGCTTATGACGCTTAATAAGAGCGCCAAGAGACATACTAATACCTGCCGCCGTTGACTCCCCATTAACTTGTCCAGCGATGCCAGCAGAATCAACTGCGCCGGTGGCTTGTTGAACCATCTGTTGTAACGCTCCGGCTTGCGCGAACGTAATCTGGCTAACCTGACCAAAGTTAAACGGTTGAAGTACTTCACGGGGATCTCCATTCGTAAGAATCATCTTGCCAGGACGGACTTCTGGCTTTGCACCTCGTGGCAATCGAGTTGCATCAAGCGCCATCATTGGGTGAATCGTTAAGCTCAGTGCATCAATACGCGCTCTAAGCTCTGTATCCAAAGCCTTTTGACTGTTATAGCCCTTTTCACAGACGCCTCTTCCCCAAAAACGTCCAGGCACTACATCCCACGGGAATGCTACGACAGGTCTATCGCCCATCATGTACGGATTGGCTTCCGCTTTTAAAAGTGTGCCACCGTTAGCAACAACAATAACGGCTTCTACGTACTTGCCTTCCTCTTCAACTTCCTCATCCATTGCTTCGTTAAGAAGCTCTCTAGGAACGAGGCCGTAGTATTTAGTGAGTCGAACCTTGTCATCGTTGTAGATCGTAATGTCTTGATCGGGTTCGAGGTCAGTATCGGGAGCCGCAGATCCTACATAGGTATCACGGTATACACCTTGCTCTTGAAGTAGCTCGACTTGATGCTTACTGACAAACTCATCAATGCAAACACCCATAGCCTCTTCAACGCTAGTGGCTACAGGGTCAATCAAGAAGTTCTGAGGTAGGACAGGGCGTAGCTTTACTTTGACGCGATCTTGGACGTTGACACCTACAGCTTGAAGATCCCCATCCATAATCGGTTGAGTGGCAGGTGCCATTTCTTTCATTTCTTCAATGACGATTTCACCAATGCCTGTACCGAATACGGCGGCATTGATAAGGCATTCCGCAACAGACTTGCGAATCATGCAATCTTCGAAGTCTTCGGTAAGTTTGTTTCTTAGGAAAAGAACGTCTTCCCTAGAGGTGTCGCCTAAATTATCGGAGACATCAAACCACTTTCCCCTACCGAATGTAGCTTCTTCCAGCTCTGCCACGTTGGATTCAACAGCTTGCTGTAAAGCAGGAGAAATAATACGGCTACGCTCACTCCGACGCTCGCTATCAGCAGGATCCCAAATCCCACGCCAAAGCCGATAGTATTCTTCAAAACGCGCTTCATAGTTAGATTCATAATAATCCCGCCAGTTTTCGCACTTTGTTATCACCCAATCCTCTACGGATTGTTCAGCCATCAAAGGATCCTGCTCGTATATCTCGTCCATATTAGTATCCCGCCACTATGTCTAAGATGTCGTGGTCGTCTATTTCGTATTCGTAGTCATAAGCTACTTGAGCCAATTGGTCAATGTACGCCAAAGCGTCCACCAAGTCGTCATGGGTCAAAGGATCAGGGAATTGGAAGAGTTGGTCAAGGAATCTTACGTTCCAATCACCCTTGTTTAATGTGACATAGCCGTTTTCAAAACGACCCTGTAGCGCCCACATGACCCGATCGGTCTTCTTTTTGTTACCGTGGGTAAGTTCTTGCACCCGAAAAAACGTGCCGTACTTTTTTTGTAGGTCAGTTAGTGGAGACATAACCGCTTGCTTGGCTATACCCCTTTCAATACCGACTGATACAGGTTTGTAGTCTCTTACGGCTTGGAAGATTTTGATCGCGGTTTCGTCGAGCGTCCACCTGCCGTGGATGATGTTTTCGACGTACCAGCCTTCTTCCGAGACGTTGACGACGGCAATTGCCGTTTCGTCGAGCTTTTGGTTTTTGGTGCGCTTTTTGTTGACTTCTTCGAAACCGGCGAGGTCGATGGCGATGTAGTAGTCTCCGGTCGGATCTTTATCAGCTTCGACCCGAATCCAATCTTCTTTAAACATTTCTGACCCACGAGCTTCAAACGACGCCATAAATTCTTGACGAAACGCATAACTAGACATACTCCTCTTGGCGATATCAATTTCATTTTTGTCCAATAGTGGATTGTCATAAGAAGTAAAGTGCCAGGCACAGTACGTCGGATCATCCCCTAACTCCGCATATTTGTACAGTTCGTAAAAATGGTTCCTGCCCATAGGCGTCCCAATAAACATGGCACAGCCCTTTTGGTCGGCCAAAGCAGGTCTTAGGATTTGCTCGAATACTTCGGGCTTCATATCCGCGTATTCGTCTAGAACAAGGAACTTTAGCGAGACACCTCGCATGGTTTCTGGTCGGTCGGCACCTTTGAGGCTGATGGTTGCTCCGTTGACCAGTTTGATTTGTAGATTATTGATGTGACTACCAGCGATAACAGGATGACCAAGCTCAAGAAGGGTTTGCCACATGATGTCTCTGGCCTGTCCTTGGGTTGGTGCGACATAAAATACATGACCCCTATCAGCTTGAAGTGCATTAACAATCAACATCCATGCCGCAAGACGGGACTTTCCCGTCCGTCTACCAGCGGCTACGATTTTAAAACGAGTATCGTCTGACCAAACCTGCTGTTGCCACGGCAGTAGTTCGATGTTTAAGTCAGTCAAAAGTTCAACCTTGGTGTTGCAGTTACCAGCTCAAAAGAAATAATACTTACAAATGTAGATCCTGCTTCTGGCGTCAGACTTAAGGTGTCACCTTCCTTTGCTACAAGAAATTCACCGTACTGACCGCCAAACTCCAGGAAATCTCCTGACCCTACGTTTTTTCCAGACAGAAAATCAATGTTGACACTATTATGAACCCAACGAGCATCAAGGTTTTTACTACTACCTGTAGTATTTGAGATAAACAGGTAGGTAACAATGGCATCGTAGCCTGTTGGTACGTCTAATATCGTGTTACTTGACCCTGCGGTTAGGGCATCACCGTGAGAAAACTTCATGCGTATGTCCACAAAACGGGGGTTGTTGTACGGGTATCTACGTGTACAAATGTTTTGGCAACACCTATGCCATTAAATCGTAGAGCAACCGCCATCTTTACGATTTTCATACGTTCTGTGCCGTTAGATACCGCAATATCAGCCGCGATACCTTGGTTATGGGTGCCAGGAACTTCCTTTCGAGCCTCGTTGGGGTGGGTTTCATCCCTGTAACCCGATGTAATTTTAAAGGGAAAGCCACATAGCTCACGCAACTGATCTAATTTCTCCAGAAATGCGTCATCCATTTCGTTCTTGTTGGTATGCGTACAGTTAAACTCTTCTAACTTAAAGTACTTCATCTGACTCTCCATCAATGATGGTAGGTTGGATAGTGTTAGGATCGAAGTCACCCATAGCAGAGCCAACATCCTTAACATCTGCAGTGCCAACCCCAGTAATGTTGATCTGAATAGCAGATTTGCCGCCATTTTGCACGATATCTTTTTCAAATGCCGCTACAGGCAGGATTCTATCCATGACTAACTTCCATGCGGCAGACTGATTTTTGTGATCATTGTCTAACGCGGCATCAAAGATAGTATCTAAGACTAGTTTGGATTTAGGAGAGGCCAGCATACGAGCCTTGTACTCGTTGATCTTGGCGGCATCACCCTTAGGACGGCCTGGTTTACCCCTGCCACCTTTAGAATGAGCGGCTAATGCTTGTCTACTGGGTTTAGTGCGCTTTTTTTCTTCTTTTATCTGCGCTTTACGACGTTGCTTGTAAGTCAAACTGTCGTCTTCGGGTACTTCTACTCTCTTGTCTGTCATAAAAAAATTGGGCTGTACTTATCCAACCCGCCCTCCCTATCCTATATATATATTACGGACTCTACAACCCCCACTTTACCTGATAAGAATGCTAATGCAAAACAGTTATAAAAACATGAGGTGAATCAAGGACTTGGAATAAGGTCAAAATGACTTTTTTTTGTGGTTGGGTGGGAACAGACGACGACGACATACGCGCAACACCCCCCCGTCCCCGAAAAAATCCCAACAATTGGCACTCGGTATGCCAATAGATTGTGGCACGGTGTATGCCAATAGATGAGGTGAGAATGTGAGGTGTGTGGATGGATGTGGTACCCCATAGGCTATACCCCTAGAGCATACCCATAAGCCATACCCAACAAACCGAGCTGGCAGAATCCTTTTGTCACAATTGTCACAAACACCAAATAATCCCCCCATTATCCTTGCAACTATCCACACATGGAGTAATGTGTATACATCAACAACAAACAAGGGATCTACAAATGGCAAACGCGATATTTACTTTCTCTATCTACTTACTGGGCGTTTTAGTTTTGTCGGTGGTGTTGCTACCACTCACGCAAATCGCGCCATCCTTTTTGGTCGGTATTGTGGCGGGGTCTCTCGCTACTGCCGCCACACAGCTCTAATCAAACGGAAACGAGGATCAAACAATGTCATACGTTGAAATCAAAATTGCACAGCTAAACAACCGCGCTATGTATTCAGTATCTGAACGCATCAATGGCGGAGAGTGGTCAATTCTAGACTACGGGGTAAGCATTAAATCCGCTGACAAATTTGCGGATGAGATGTGCATGGGATACGAGCTGTGGGATGGCCAGATGATCGCTAACCATACAGTGAAATGCTTTTACGAATGGTCAGATGGCCGACGTACCTACAAGTACTAATCAACTAAAAGAGGATCAAACCATGTTTAAAGGTACTTTCCAGTCTGAGGTAATTTACGAAGTAGAAAATGACGAGCTTGGTGTCCTGGCTCAAGTAGCTACCAGCTCTAACATTATGTGGAAATTTAAGGTAACCGTTCACGATGTCGACGAGTGCGAGATCGTCGGGACTAAATCCTTTAAAACAAAAAGCGAAGCTGAAGCATACGCTGACCGTTGCATCATAGGTTAAAGCCTAGCCGATCGGGCACCTACGGGTGTCCTTTCGGGTGCGCTTTGCACCATCAACCCAACAAAAGAGAGAGTTAAACAATGCGACATATCACATTAACAGGATACTACGCCGGAGAGACTGTTTGCGGCGCACAAAAAAATATTGAGGGCGATACATACGCCCACGTCGGCGATTGGCTGGATAAGCCAGAAAACCTGGCTGATTTATGTCCAGCTTGTCGAGAGGTTTGGGATGACGTTTCAAGCGATGATGAGGTGTCACCATGCTAGGTAAAAAGACATCCCCCAAATCATTACCCAAACGACGCGGATTTATTCTATACCAGGGGCCATCGGTACTGGACGGTGCACCGATTGTGGTTATCGCTACGCTGTCCACGTCTAACGTAAAAACTGGCGACGCTATACAGACCTGGATACTGCGCGACGATATCAATCCGGTTGAAGCTACAAAGACTGGAGACGATTCATCGATATGTGGAAGCTGTCCGCATCGTCACTTCAATAATGGCGCGTGTTATGTGAGCGTTTACCAGGCACCAAACCAAATTTGGAAAAGCTATAAGCGCGGATTGTATGAACAATATGATCACAAGCTACACGCAGACTACTTTCGGTCGCGTGTTGTGAGATTAGGCGCGTATGGTGATCCTGCGGCAGTACCCTTTGAGGTGTTTCACATTATCGCCAGACTAGCCCGCGCACATACCGGCTACACACACCAGGCGAACCACAAAAACTTTGATCAGCGTTATTTCACGTTATGCCAGGTATCAGCAGACTCCCCCAAACAAGCGACCAAATACCAAAAGCAAGGCGCAAAGACTTTCCGCGTGGCAATGGAAGGCGACGGGTTATTGCCTGGTGAGATCGAATGCCTGGCAGACTCCGATGGCATTCAATGCGTAGACTGCAAGCTATGCGACGGGGTATCACAAAATATTGCGATCGCTGTACATGGATCGCGTTCCAATAAATTCAACACTGCAATCATTGCGAGAGGTTAATCATGGGTATCGGCATCAATATCAGATCAACAAAGAACCGGCGCTATGCTCTCGATATCGCGCAAGGATTTAAAACACTAGAGACGCGAAATAGTGATTCACTACGCGCCTATATCGGAGAGCGGGTCGGTTTAATCGAGACGGGTAGAGGTAGAGCAATGCTCGTGGGATTCGCCACCGTAGGCGATCCGATAGAGGTCAGCTCCACCGATTTTGACGATCATTATGCGAGCCATTTAGTGGCGCCAGGCGATGATTTTTATCCTGAACCTGGATCATCTAAACAATGCTATCCAATGCTAAATGCTGAACCGTGCGAGCCACGCGCTATTTATTCATTCGGCATTCGTTCTAGAAAAATATAAAGGGGGTTAATTATGAATAAAACAGACATCATTCTGGCCGCTATCACTGCGGCCCTACTGTTAACCGGCGCAATGTTAGCGCTTAATTTTGAATGGCTGGGAGCGTTCGCGTTCCTTGCCGGCGGAATCTTGGGCTTATTCAGCCTTGAAGCTATCAATGGAGGACTTTAATCATGGATGAATTATTTGGCTTTACTGTCATCGACCGCGATGGCGGCGAGTTGTTCACGTCAGACCCTGAATACCCCAGCTACAAGGAAGCAGAGCGCGCCGGAGATCATTCGCTATGCGATTTGAATGGCGGCAGTCTCGAAGTATGGCTATGGGATGACAGCTTGGAAGACATCAGCAAAACATGGGAGGTGTAAAAATGTCAGTAGAAATAGAAACGGGCGTGCCGGTGCCTACGCAGAAAGTCGGCAAGTTAGGACGCTGGAAAGAGATCGCCCAGGGTATGGAGGTAAACGGCCCTGGCGTACTCCTGAAAGGCGAGACAGCACGAAGCAATGCGGCCCGAAGTCTACGCACTGCGGCGACCACACTAGGCCACAAGGTCAAATCACAAACGACTGCCGAAGGTGTGGTGGTCTGGAGGGTGGAATGATGTCGCAAGATATGACGCGATGGGCGGCAGAGTGTTACGCACAATTGGGTTTAGATATGGCGGATGAGCATTCAATTAGTTCAGGGCCATATTGCGATTTTAAAACAAAAGAGCAAAGAGATAGCTTTATTGAAGCCACAATGGTCATGCTTTTTAATTCAATGAAGTTTGTATTGCCCGAAGAGGTGTCGCTAGGTGATGAGCCTAGCTTAAAAATTGACTTTGATGATTTTTTAAAGATCGTCAGAGAAAACCCTATGCCTTATGAGTTTGTTGCTTTGTCATGCTTTTCAGCCTTTGTTGATGGAGACAAAGGCCCAGCTTGTTTTCTCTATTGGCACGATGAAGAGAAAAGAGAGATAACTATAAATGCTTTCATTAAGCCGAGTGAAAATAGCGGGGCTTTTTTAAAACTTCCATTGTTCGTTACATTGGACATAGACAAAGGTGAATATCGACTATATAGCACCATAAGCGAAGCCGTTGCAAAGCAAGACTTTAGGCGAAAAATTAACGGAGAAGACGAGCTTGACGCTTTGGCTAAATCATCAGCCACACAAGCGATGCAGGCGCTTGGAGCGCTATTAACACTTTTATCTTGCTCCAACGTCAGCGAGAGAGAAATACCGATAAGCAAGCTGAAGCGCGATCGCCTGAAGAAGAAAAAGCTACCCGTGTTTGAGCATAAGACTCTGTATATCGAGGATGTTCGGAGTGCGCGGGTAGATCGTGGCGGCACGTCATCACCTAGAAGGCAACACCATAGACGCGGACACATACGGCGATTGTCTAACGGCAACCAAGTGTGGGTGCGGCCCTGCTTGGTGGGAGATCCTTCACTGGGATTTGTGTCCAAAGACTACGTGCTACGCGGCAACAGACGATGACCGTCTCAATTGTCACAATGCACAGACATCACTATCTAACCTAAGTAAACTTTATTAAACATCAACGAAAGAGGGTAACAATATGACTACACCAAGATATGCCTACGGCGAAATGGGTGAGCAGGTGCGCGATGCTGTCGATCACTTCGTTCATTCCGAAAAACAAAACATCCTCGCACTAATCTACTGGTGCGAACGTGTCGGGATGGACTCCGATGAAATCATTGATCTACTAAAAGAGGAGCTATAGCCATGAGGTTTAGTGATAAGTACATCAGCGAACTCTGCCCTGAGTTAGGCAAGTGGGAAGTCCAGCTACTGAAGAACCATCTACTGGATATGCACCACCCGAACGACATCTACGACCAGCTAGTACGCACGACCTCTCGCGGTTTGTTTCCTGAGCTGTACCGATGGAGAGCATCCAAGGCGCATGAGGCCATTCAGGAGGCCGTAGAATTGCTTCAGAGAGTCGATCAGATTCTGGCTAACGTACCGGATGCCTCAGATGAAGTAGCCCGTACACAGCTAGAGATACGCAATAACGTCGTGTACCTTCAAAGAGAAAACGGGGGTAAATGATGGAGCGGCTATACCCTGAGACGCTGTTGCAAATCTACTTCAACAAGTGCAAGTTCGATGATGAGCGGCCCACAGTTGAAGGGTTAAACAAGTTCGCTGAAGAGATCGCCGGATGCTACAAGTCCGGCCCTCATTACGAGACCATAACGGACTACATAAAACGGAGGCAGGGCGATGAACCTACCCAGAGATAAAGCACTGATCAATATCGTAGCGCTTGTACATGACGACGCTGACGACTTCATGGGCGCACAGATCGACGACTTCGACAGAGATACAGGTGTCGCGTCACTGATCGTTAATCTCGATGAGATCGAAGCAGAGATGAACACGCGCCAAGAGGTCTACACCGATGAGGCATGGGGCCAGGTTGCGGTATTCCGCGAGGAATGGATCGACGTGATTAGCTGTACATGGAACGGTTACAGCATCATTAACTTTGAAGATGTATGCGAGAGGTTAAACAATGAAGTTTAAAGCGCCAAAAGAACTACCGATGGATTCGCTGGAGCAGTCCCTTCAGATGTTAAGAGACATCAAGGTAGTCAATGAAGTAGATCAGAAGCCAGAACTAGGATCGTGCGAGTTCTACATGAACGACTATCTCGACATGATCGAGCGTGATTACAAGCACGGTTGGTCTGATTGTATGAAGAATCGCTCGAATCTATGTACGTCTGATGCGTATATGCAGGGTTATCAAGACTGCAAGTACGAAAAACAGTACATAAGAGAGCATGGTGACTGCTAAGATGATGCAGTCTGAGGCATTCTCTTGCCTGTTGGCCGGTTGGCCGCGTTCCGGTAGACAGAATCGCGGCACCCTATCTAACCAGCAGATCTTTCTAACGCACCATCAATAGCGGCCCTTGTCGTAAAGGGTTTCTCGCTGGCATCCTTGAAGTAATTAACGCCCTGCTCATCCAAGATACGGATCAGCTTTGGCACCTGGTACACCTTGAAGATGTCAAACAGGTCGCGGTAGTACAGGTATTCAGTTTGCTCTGTCATTTTAATCTCCTAAAAAAGCCCCGCACTGGACGGGGCAATGGACGTTGGTACGGAACCAGACCAACGGACTTAACTCACCAGGGGATGTCGTCGCTTTGTGTTGGCGCTTCCGCCTTAGGCGCGGTGGGCTTCCACATATCACGCTCAGCATACAGCTTTCCACCCTGAGATTGCTTGATGTCGATGTTGATCCATTCAAGGCTTGGGTCTGCCTTCTTCTGTGCGGCAACCCATGCGCCAAACTCATCGAGCTTGAGAGAGATCTTCTCTTTTACCCAGTCTGGTGTGCCTTCTGACTTGCTCTTGATGATCATGCCATCAACAAATACTTTCTCATCACTCATGGTTACTCTCCCATTACTTTTCTTGCGGCATTGAACTCATCGGATTTGAGCGCGGCACGTTCAGCCGTAGTAAATGCCCCGCCCTTTGAGGGAGCCAGCCACAAGGCTTGCTTGTCCTCGGTTGAAATCTCACCCCATGCTTCAGCTACGTTCTCCCACTTAGGCTCATCCATGTTGATGTATTCCTTGATGAAGTAGATAGAGGCTGAGTTGTTACGCCATGCTTCATTGTGAGCTATCAGCTTTTCCATTTCTTCATTGGAACCCTGGCTATTCTGTTGGCTAATAGCGTTGGCTACCTCATCCGCTGAAGCTATCTCAGAACCACCCAGCCCGAAGAACGCTAAGGCTCTTCCTACTGCGCTGGTCTCTGCATTCTCTAACGCTGAAGTACGGTTGATCTTGCTGGCTGTCCTAACCTCTTCGGCATAGCCTGTAGCAATTACCTGAGGCCCCATAGATATCGTTGCTTTCATAACAACCAAGGTATCGTTAGCCTCAACCAGCTCTGTCTGAATAGTGAAGTCGGGATGCTTCTCCCTGAACTCCTGAATACGCAAGGCTACGGTCTTGTATTCCTTGCCATGAATCTTAACGGTTCCTGTCATCTCTCTCTCCTTTGTTGTGTTGAGATGTAATGGAGTGTACTAAAGTTGTATAAAGATGTAAACATCTGTAAACATTTGCAACAGCAGTCAGATCATGTTTGACAGTTGGGCAAAACTAAGCCAAAGTTAAAGGCTTTCTGGGCCAAAAAAAGGAGACACCAATGCAGGATGATTGGGCAATGTACTGCGAAGAACTAAATAAAATTCAAGTAAACCCCACTCAAGTACCCACCCCGCACATAAACGGAGCAACGCACCAAAACGGAACGTCTACAGCATTATCAAAACTCATGTTCGCGGCAGTCAATGACCGCATCGAAGAGATGGAAGAGCGCCTTGCCAAAGAGCGAGACGTGATACCAGGCATGATTACGACCGGCACAGTCACCCTTGTGTACGCACCTAGCGGCGCAGGTAAAACAGTATGGATACTGGGCAACCTCTTCCAGAGTATTCGGAATAACCTGATAAAAGGCTCCGACGTGATCTATTTCAACGAAGACGACGGTGCTAAGGGTGTACTCCAGAAGGCGAAGATGGGCAGGAAGCACGGGATGACCATGATCACCTTGGCTAACTCGCCAGATCCTTTGCTGAGAAACACCGAAGATGCGTTACGCCTACTCAGTGCGATACGCGAAGAGGGTCATGCCGATGGCAAGATCGTCATCTGTGACACCCTCAAGAAGTTCGCGCCAGTGCTGAACAAGGGCGATATGCGGGACGTGCTACACGTCTTCCGTGAGTTCGCGGCGGCAGGTGGTACGGTCATCTTGTTGGGCCACTGCAACAAGCACCGAAGCATGGACGGTCGCTTGATCTACGAAGGCGTAGGGGATCTGAAGTCAGACGTTGACAATATGTTTGGCCTTGACCCAGTGAACGATAAGTTCGCCGCCTATCAAGAACTTTTAGTAATCAATGAAAAGGATCGGAGCCAGATTAGCTTCGAGGGTGGATTTAAGTACAAGCAAACTAGCGCAGTTGTTCACTACGAAGAGTCAGTGGATTCTGTGCAGTTTATGAGTACCGATGACATCAGCGAACTAAAGGAAAAGCAGAGAGCGCAAATCAACATCGGCAAGGCCCTATCCAAGTACGAAGATGAGTACATCCTGCTGAGTAGTGTGATGAAAGAAGGCAAGCTATGGGCGCAGTCAGAGTTGTTTGATCTGTTAAGTGACCATGAGGTGAATCCTAACGGCTGTACAAAGAAGATGCTTCGTAACTGCATCGACCTGCTGAAGGGAAACAACCTAACACTGGAGCGCAGAGGGGCGCACGGTAAGAAGTTTTATAGATGGAACCCAATGTAAGGAGAGAAGTATGAAGCGTAACGATGAAATTTTATTAGCGTATAGAAAAGAGAGAGAAAGGTTTTACCTAAAGGCGGTTGATGTTTTGCTTAAAGCAAAGCCATCAATGCCTCTTGATGACATTTATCTCGAAGCTAAAACTGAAGCTAAATGTATGTGGCTTACTTTTGCTGAGAGCTTAGAGGAATCGCAGGAAGAGTTTGAGCAATCGAGATGGTATGCAGGTTATTTTTATGAGGATGAAGATGAATAGAATGCCCAGAATGCCCCGCCAGCCCCTAAAGCCCTTGTTTAACCCCCCACCTCTAGCGGGATTACCACCTAACCCGCCCCCTAAAACTAAGGCATTGGGGGATTTCTGGGCAAACTGGGCAAACTGGGCAAACTGAATGGAGATGATATGAAAACACGAATAGATCATTACCCAAAATTTGCGCGAATGGTTGGTGAAGCAAGGCCAAATACAAGCCACAAAAGCAAACTGACGCGAGAGCAAATGCTTGCAAGGAGAAAGCTACATGACATTGCTTGTTACAAGTGCGGCAGAAAATGCAAGGTTCCTTTGGGAAAATTAAATGCAATGCTTACAAACTATCAAAGCAAAGGAACAGACAATCAAGGCAACCACTTTTGTTGTTCAACGTGCATAAAGTCTGGACTGTCTGAAGTCAGAGAAGCAACGATCAACACGGCGGATTCCAGAAAGCTCAAAGAGGCAATCAAATTACTTAAAAAATCTAAAAAATTTAAAGCCGCTGAACTGCTAGAAAAAAAACTAGAGGAAAAGACCTGATGACAGACCCTGCACATCGCTGGATAGTCGATAACAAAAACAAGCTGAAGTTCTTTATTAGCTTCGTTAAGAAGCAATATGAGGATGGCAAGCACGTCATGTACTCGATCAAGAACACCACACGTAGTGACCGGCAGAACAACGCCATGCACTTGTGGTTCAGGCAGATAGCCATCGAGCTAAACGATGCTGGCTACTGGGTACGACATCCCTTCAGTGATAACTTTGAGATACCGTTTACTGAGGTACTGGTAAAGGAGATGCTCTACAAGCCCACTGCAAAGGCCATGTTCAACAAAGAGACCACCACCAAGCTTACCCCTGCTGAGCTATCAGAGACCGCTGAGGTGCTAATTAGGTGGCTCTCAGAGAACAAACAGATCTATGTGCCATTCCCTCAACAACTAAAGGATGAATTGAAGTGAATAAGAATTTTTATAAGCACGTTTTTTATGCGGAATGCCCAGACAATGGAGTTCCAATTCGCTACCTGTTAACGATTGAATCTTATCGAATGATTAACGTATTCGATATTCAAACCAGAACCGAAAGCATGACCTCTGGATACCAAGAAGATTTGGCCGATGCTTTGTTTCAAAGCTTTGGCGAGAAGCAAATGCTGGAAGCTTACCATCACGGCTTTTTTATAAGGACAGTAAGAAGCGAACAGGATGAGGATCTATCATGATTCACTATCATGGAGGCCCCATAACGCCAGACACCTGCGCGATCAGAGCATGGAAGAGTAGACACGCATTCGTTAGCTTTGCCAGGCCAGATCAGCTCGGTCTTGCGACAGAGATTTGTCAGTCTTTTGGCTTAGACAACGGAGCTTTTACTTTCTGGAAAACAGGGGAGCCTATCGACTGGTCTGGATATTATGAGTTTATTGATCGCTGGAAAAATCATCCTCGCTTTGACTTTGCAATCATACCCGACGTAATTGATGGAGGCTCTCGGGCAAACGATGAGTTGCTGGCGGCATGGCCTCACGGCAACTATGTTGGTGTTCCTGTTTGGCATATGAATGAGCCAGAGGATCGGTTTATAAGGCTATGCAATACGTACCCTAGAGTCGCCATTGGATCGTGCGGCGAATACGATGTACGCAATCCTGGCAAATGCGTCAGCAGAATGAGAGACGTTATACGCCACGTTGTTGACGATAACGGACAGCCAATAGCAAAGCTTCACGGCCTTAGAATGCTTAACAAGTCCGTGTTTAAGTACCTTCCTTTGTCGAGCGCAGACTCCACAAACGTAGCAAGAAACATAGGGATAGACAGCAAATGGGCTGGATCGTATAGCCCAAAATCAAAAGAGACCAGAGCAAGCATTCTGGTGGAAAGAATAGAGTCTATTAACTCAGCCAGCGCACTTCATTGGGATGAGGAAAAAGACAGGGTAGACGTACAGCTATCGTTTGAAATATAGCTTGGAGATCAAGATGAAGTTAAAAAGAACAGCGGCAGATCATTGGTTCAGTAGATGCGTCAGGCTACGCAATGACTTCAAGTGCCAGGGGTGTGGCGCACAGTACGAGTCAAACAGTACGGGACTGCATTGCTCTCACTACTTTAGCCGGTCAAAGAAGGGCATACGGTACGATGCAATGAATGCCTTTGCTCACTGCTACGGCTGTCACCAGAAGTACGGTAGCAACCCTGATTACTTTGTCCGTCACTATATTGACACCTATGGCGAAGGTGCCTTGGAGTTGATTAGGGAAAAGGCAGAGGACATCAACCTTGGTAAGAGGATGAACAAGGAACAGAAGCTAATCGCTAAACACTATAAAACTGAGGCCGCACGTATGGAGAACGAACGAGCCTCAGGGGTAGCGGGATGGTTAGAGTTTGTTAGTTGGGACTAGTCGTCAGTTAACAGTCGTTCGCCGGTAGTCATGCGAAGGATTCTGTCGATGTTAGCCAAGCCAGGAGCGTATGTCTGAGCAGTGCGAAGCAATGGCTCCATTACATCTTCTTCTCCAGACAACACCCTTTCTCCTGCCGTTAACATACCAGTGCCTGTACGACTGATAGCCTGTAACGGAGCAGGGCTGATGCTTACAGTCTGTCCACCAAACTCCTGCGCTCGTATGTTGACAGCACCACTACTAATGTTAGAAGCAAGCTGATTCATTGTCCCTGAAGCGATACCTTCTGGTGTAAGCACATCCGCAATGTCTTTGTTCTTGCTGAGATCCAGCGTTTTTCGAGCATCATCCCAAACGCCAGCCACAACCCCAAACAGTGCTACATACTTTCCTGTCTGAATCATTGCAGTCTTTGCGGCCTCAGCACCTTCCTTAGTATTGATGCCCTTCTCTGCAACGGTAGCTAGGTTCAAGCCAACCTCAGTTCGGATGTTATTCATTTGCCGGTTCATGTACGACAACATACTGTACATCATGCGAGCGTTTGGATTGTCGTTGTAGGCACGAGGCATTGCGCTGGCACTAACTGGTTGCCATTTGTTCATAGCCGCACCAGCAAAGTTCAAGACATAGCCAAGCTCATTCTTATCTAGTGAGCCGCCTTCTTTCATCTTCTGCAATGCGCTGACTGTACTATCAAACTCAGACTGCGACAGCCCCCTCATTCCGTCGTGTCGCTTTAGCTTTTCGATAGACTTTGCGTCACCCTTCTTGGCTAGGTTTACTGCTCGCTGAACAGCCGTATTGGACAGCATCTCCTGACCCATACGGTTTACTTTTTCTACGCCTGAGACGCGATACAGAGCCTTACCAAGGATGTCTACGCCACGGCCCACAAGCTGTGGTGCCTTGATGTAGTTGATTACCTCAGCGTTCTTTATGGTTTCCTTGCTAATCGTGTTAGCCACTTCGCCATAGAAGTTCTGACCAAGGCCAAGCTGTTCGTTTGATACCCACTTGCTAGGACTTGCGCCGGTGGTGATTTTTGAAATCGTAGGAAAGGTTTCGATGATCCCGCGTGGCACTGTCTGCGCCCAAGCCTTGATGCCATTCTGAAAAACTGGAGCCGTTACACCTTCAATAATGTTCAGCACAGCGTTCATGGGGTTAGCCAGTAGCGCAGTAGATACCGCTCTTCTTGATACAGCACCTACCGCATCGCCACCTATCTTAGAAGTAATTAGTGTAGATCGGAGAGCATCCTGTAGGTTACTGCGAATAGCTTCGGCATTGCCCGCCTTCCCTAGCTCTTTTTCTGCGGCATCATCAATCTTCTTGAAGATGATATCAATTCGGCTTTTTGGACTGTTTAAGTCTTCGATGCCTAGACCTTTTATATCAATGTTGAATCTAGTTCCCACGGCCCTTGCCATAGAAACATCTTTTGCGTATTGCTTAAGCGCTTCGACAGGATTTGCGTAGTCATTTACTCCGAAGGCTTTTTTGTCTTTGCCTATGACAATCGTTGGCATGTAGTCGCCGTCAGGAAACTTTACGAGATCTTTGTCCTGAATTCGTTTTACTTGATCTCTCATCAACTGAACGGCCTTCTTCTCTTCGGCAGTTCTTGCCACCGCCGTCGCCTGATCCCAAGAGACGGCCTTATCATCAAGGCTCTTGTTTATCTGAAGGAGCATCTTTTTTAGTGCTGGGTTTTCTTCAAAGACTTTGTACGCGCTAACAAAATCATCGCCATTAAAAACGGTATCGACTTCATGTAAGTCATGGCGAACCATAATCTCAGAGTCTTCAATGAGACGAGCGGCTCTGGCACCTACGTTCTTGGCTGTCCACTCTTTGGTTCCTAAAAGGATATTGCCTATCGTTCTTGAGGCCTTACCCATGTCGTCTTTAACACCATCGCCATCAAGGATGGTAGTGTTGGTTCGCTTTTGTAAGCTGGCATCAAAAGCAGACCCACCTCTTCCTGCGCGGCCTACATTCGCAAAGCCCTCTTCGCCGCCAATAAATCCGCCTTCTTTGCCTACACGCTGACGTTTAGCTTGTTTAGTTGCGGCGGCAATCTCATCAGCATTACGAGTTAACAAGGAGGCTCCAGCGCCAAGACCAGCACCGAGGCCAGCCCCCAGTGCGGCACCTTCTAAACGACCCTCATCTCTACCACTTAGATAGCCATAGGCGGCACCTTCAGCGGCACCAAGGGTAGCCACTTTGAAAGCCCTATCTAACTTACTGCCTGTCTGTGCAATCTTGGCAAGACCAGCGCCAGGCACAAACAAACCAGCGCCAAAACCGACAGCGGTAATTAATTTGGATGCTCCAGGATTGGCTCTTTCAAAGGCGTCTAGCTCTGCGCGAGACTGTTGTATGCCTTGATTATAGGTATCAGCTTCGCCAGAAAGAACGCGAACAGCGGCATCTAGCTCGTCACCCACACCTAAAGCAGACTCTAAGAAGTCAACAGCACCGGAGCGAACAGCGCTGTACTCAGGCTCAGGAGTGAAATCAGAACCCACATCCCAAGGCGCTTTTGGCCTACCTATTGATGTTCTTTTAGGTGAAACACTCCAAGGATTTTTCATCTACTCACCTGCTGTTCTTCGGTTTATCTCAGCTTCAATCCGGCTCATATAGTTCTTAAACCCACCGCTAGGATTTTCAGTAATCAACATTAGCTCTTCTGTTGTTATTGCACTTAGATCACCGCCTAATTGTCTAAATGCTTTACCTACTTTTTTGCGTGTTGATGCAAGATCAATAGCCTCTCCTATCCTGCCTGCTACGGCCCTTACAGGAACCCCAACAGTTACATCAAGTCCAGCCCTATACTTCTTGCCCGCCTGGGGAATCTCTTCCTCTGTTGCAAGGCGATAGTTTTCTGGGTCTGTAAAGTCTCCACCCAAATAAACAAAGGCTCCCTCTTCAGAATCAATTACCTCGCCAACCTCATAAGGCGATCCCGTATCGTCTTTAAAGCCTAGCTCTGCGGCTTTTTCTGGATCGTACTGATTGATTATTCGTAACTGAGTGTCGATGTTTTCTTCTCTAAGCTGTTGCTCTGCCACGATATAGTCTTCACGAGTAGGCTCACCATCTCGCTCCTTCGTAATCTGTTTTGCTCTTCTTTCTCTATCGATATCCCTTACAGGCTGAAGCATATCTATCTCAGCCTTTCTTATTATTGCCCTTTCTTCTGCGGCAATTCTTCTGTTTTCTGTAATTTCTGAAGACCACAGCGCGTTTGCAATGCCAGACATTCTTGAGCGAATTGCTTTTTCAGCGGCTTGCGCTCTAGCTAAAGCGTTTGTGTTGCCAGACCATTGAGTCTCATCGCTCCAACCTTTGATGGCCTTTTTGTACTCTCTGATTTCAGGGGCCATCGCTTCTTCCGCGCCCTCTGGAAGCTCAGCAATTATCTTGTCTAGCTCTGCTTCTGACATTGGCGCTGTGTTAAGAGCAATAGATCTTTTGTTAAATTTATTAACGGTTTCGTTGTTTCTGATAGCGCCCGTAATGTATTGATTGGCTATCGTTGCAAATTCAGGCGGCACTTTATTTATTACGGCATCAAGCTGATCTTTGTCGCCAGATTGAATGGCTCTTTGAATTTCATCTTGGTTGTCGCGAATGTACTGTTGCTCGCGCATGGCAAGATCTGCCTCTTCAAACCTGAACCGATTAACTTGATCCTGTCTGTACCCTTGCTCGATCTCTGGGTTATCAAGAAGCTGGTTCTTGCGTAACGTCAAAGACTCTTTTAACTCTGACTTCTGCTGTTCTGATATATCTGTTCGCGCATCAAGCCCATCAAGCACATTGTCAATCTGAGATACCGCAGTGATATCACGCTTCAACCCAGCCTGCTTTGCGGCAGGCATCATGCCTCGTAGTTGAGTTATACGAGAATCAATGGCCTGCTTTTCCTGAAGCGTAGGAGCGGCATCCCTAAGCTTTTCTAAGCCCTTAATATTTACTGCAAGGGCATTAGGGTCTCCGCTAAATCTTGAGGCTAAAGCTTGATCGGTAGCTTTGCTTAGTTGGTCAAAGCGTTGCATCGCGCCACGCTCCTGCTCCAAACGACCTCGAAGACCGCCAAGCTCACGAGCGGCAGTAAACAAACCTTCCTGATAAGAAGGCTGAGTCATTGACCGTAAAAATGATTCTGAAAACTTAGCCATGATTAGCCTCCTAAATTTTTAAAAGGTTTCTAATGCCGCCGCCTATGTTGCCAAGGCCGCCAGCAATTGTACTAAACAAACCGCCTAAGCTTGAGCCACCGCCACTTGGAGCCGCTGAGGCCGCACGCTGTTGGTTAATCAAACCTGATATCACATTGCTACCAATACCGCCAAGCAAATTAGCTCTAGCTTGCTCTGCTATTAATTGCGCTTCAAGGCCAGACAGTGCAGTCTCACCAAAGAGTCCGGTACCAAACTGTTGCGCTTGTTGTGCAAGCTCCTGCTGAATCAAACCAGGCTGAGTAGCCGCTACTAACTGCTGTGTTGGCAAGTAACCAGCACCCAAGAACTGACCGCCTAGAGCCGCTTGCTGTGCTTGTTCTGCTTGCGCTTGTTGCATCGCAGTCAACATAGACCGATCACGAGCCTCACGCTCCGCTGTGCTTAACGCTAGGAGTTCTGGTGTAGCGCCACCAAAGGCCGCTGAGGACGTTCCTAATCGCCCCTGAGCCGCTAAACGCTCTTCGAGTGCTAGACGTTGCCTTTCTTCTTCAGGACGCTGTGCGGCCCGTATACGCTCAAATATAGCTTGTTCACGATCTACAGTAGGTTGCACTGCCTGACCGAAGAATCCGCCAGCACCGCCCAACAACTGTTGCTGTAGTACTTGCTCTTCAGGGGAAAGAGTCATGCCAATCTGAAGACCCTCAGTAGGCGTGGGCGCAGGCATTGGCATTGTTTGGGTAGGCTGTATAGCTTGTCCCATACCAACCGGCTGACCAACAAATTCTCTTGCTGGTTTTTGCATGGCAACATCGCCCATTATATCAGGAAACAACATCATTGATGGCTGACCTATAGGCTGTGGTATTTCGGCAGGCATACCAGAGGTTGGAGGCATAGGCTGTCTTATGCTGGGCTGACCACCCATGCGTGCAGTAAACATAGCACCCGTAGGAGTAGTCACCGTAAATGGTTTAAATGTTGATTCTGCTTGTGCGCGCTCCGCAATTTCCATTGCGCCAGGCACTCTTTGCCCGTCTATGGTTGTGCCTACAATCATTTTCTCGCCAATATCGCTAAGACGGTCATAGGCTTCTTTGGTTAACAAGCCGCCAGCCAATCCCATTAACGCATTGGGAGAGCTAAGTACTTGTTGCCCAGCCCCCATTAGGCCGCTAAAGATATCGCCTAATCCAGTCCCTATTTGACCAAGGGCTGATGGTTGTTGAGCGGGATTTGCAATAGTTGCATTGCCCATTCCTGCGCCTAAAGCTCCCTGTCCTGAATTATTAACAACCATAGTTGTCTCCTAGTTAAAGTAGCTTACCTATCAAAGCCATTACATTAATTTCTTGTAGTGATAAAGGCGATCCATCAATCTCCGATTCCAGACCTACCTGAACACTGGTGCCATATCCTGTGGTGTTTAAGCTACGTTGGTTAGTTAAAGCACCACCTGTGAACTCTACTGTCGTGTACTCACTTTCACCGTAGAACCCAGTAATCTGCGTACCTACCGTAAACTCTGCCGTAGCGTATGTCGTGTCAAAGTCATACGCCCACTTCATAAAGACTGTCGCGTTGTTAGCGCCTACCAATGTAGGCTTTAGTTTTTTAAGGATCTTAATCCGTGAGCTATCGCCAAAGGTTAAGCTTGGGCTGTAGTACTTAAACCGATAGCCAGATCCGTTATCGCTGTATCCCGTATACGTGCTAATTCCATCAGTAGTACCGACATAAAGAGTGCCATCATCAAGTCTTGTGTATGCAGTAAAGCCTGTAGAAGGCCAGCGTGTTACTCGATATGAGCCATTCTCTAACGTGCCTCGCACATCAAAGCAGTACGTTACGTCTTGCCCTGTAAAAGTCAGTAGATAAAAACCTTCTTCTGGGCTGTATACCGACCTAAAGAACTCATCTTCGTTTTGTAGTGCGGCAATGATGTCTTTTGTAATGTTGTTAGACAGACTGCTAATCGGCAAAGACTTTTCTTGTATTGTCCGACCAAAACTCTTAAGTCCTGTATGCGACAAGAACAGCACGTCTGTGCCGGTGTATTGCACCGTATCTCGATCAACACAGCCAACACCCGCTACGGTATCAGCAAGTGACATGGTGGCAGGAGCCTCTGCTCCCTGATACGCAACGATGCTGTGCTTACCAAATATAATGAGTAAGCCGTTGTGTGCCGCCAGCGCAACTATCTCGTCATAGCCGTCAGGCCATACCTTTGAGATATCAATATTGCCGCTAGTACCACCAGACCAGTCATGCCCAATAAGTAGGTCAGACCAATAAATAGTAGATTTGTTGGCGCTAAAATCAGCCGTCCAAAGCCGACCATAGGCCGCTAGAACTTCGTTGCCGTACATGGCACTGGCTACTCCGGCGGCACCGGACACGGTACTTAACTTGATTACTGAACCACCGGCATTGTCGTAAACAAGGGGTTCATAGCCACGCTGAAAGAAATAGATCTTGTCGTTGAAATCTACAAGCTTCCAGTTGTCAGCAGTAATCGTGTAGCTACCAGGCGTCTCATCAACTAGCGTAGTCGTACCACTAATGATCTTGTTATTGCCTACAGAAAAAATCTTAGTGTTACCGGCATCATCCCTGAACTCTTTAATAGCTCGCAAAGAATCAGTGCCAAGCACAGTCTTAGTAGTCGTAACAGCCGTATGACCCTTACGTGCGGCAATACGTCCTCGCTTGTCGATTACAGCGTTATCTGCAATCTCAGCAAAAGACGGATCTTGTGCCAGCGGCGAGTCTTCAGTGTTAACACCTTTAAAGGCCGGAGCTACAAGATTGATGCTTTGCAGTTGTTGAGCCATATCAAACCGTCCTAAATACCATCTCTTCTGGGTGTTTTGCCGCATCAATTGCTATGGCGTCTGATAGATACTGGTTAGCAATTTGGAAGTATTCCGCAGTCGATGTACCGCCTGTCTCGCCACGCTCACGCGCAAGTAACGCTACTGCTAAGTGAATGACGGGTTGAGAAGGAATAAGCAGTGAATCATCGTTGGCTGAAAGGTCTGCTTGTCGTTTAACAAGATCAACCCGAATGCTGTACACGCCATCAGGTGTAGGGCCAACCAAGATTTGAGTATCGCCGTTACCGTCTAGACCGTTGTAGGTAAAGTACTTAGGCGCACCTTCAGAAGCATTGGCAATGTACAGTGCATCGTTGAACCAATCTTTAGTCTGATACTCCATAAAGCAGTTCTGAGTATCATTGAGCATTGACATGACTTTTACGTTGTCGCCACCACCTGTTAGTGAATAGGTGTTGTCCGAAGCAGTCGTTGAGATCGTGAGTGTTTCTCGAAGTGCAGACCAGTCTGCCGCCTGACCTACCAAGGTCTTAGCATCGTTAATAAAGTCACCCACCATTTTGTTGTAGGTAGTACTTGTAACGGATGTGGTCTCTTCCTCTCGAAGACGACGCAGTACGCTATTCATTAAGTTTAAATATGTCATACGCTTCTAGCGCCTCCAGTAAACATTCCAATCCGTAACGGGTCAGCCAACTTACGTCGTGTTAAACCTCGCTGGAACTTCTCAAACTTTTGGGGTTGGATAGGTGTAGCCGCCGCTATCTGACCAGGCAACATGGCTTGCTGTCCCGCAAGACCTAATAAACCTGCACCTAAACCTTCTCCAATACCTGCAATGCCTTCTCCAAGACCTTCAAGGCCGCGACCAATGCCACTAACGTCTGATGTTAAGCTACCAAGTTGTGTGCCTAGATCTCCGATCTGTCCGCCTAGCTCACCAAACTGTTCTTCAGTGCTTTGCTGGAAAGCCTGCTGTGCTTCTGCTTGGCTAATCTGACCAGCTTGCAAAGCTTCGATATCGACGTTTACGTCAGAAAACAACTCGTTAACAGTGCCGCCAAACTCTTCGAACTGCTGACGGGTATTGGCATCCAACGCTTCAATGTCACCTTGAGCGCCAATAATTGCTTGCTGAAGGTTGCGACGTTCTTCTGTTGCTTGCTCTTGACCTGTAGCAATACCGGCAATAGATGACTCTAGCTCAGACCTAACATCACTAATGTTGGTGCCTAGTTGGTTAAGTTGGTTATTTAACGCGCCCTCTACAGTAGATAGCTGTCGCAGTGTGCTAGCTTCTACGCCTGTAATCTGTTGTAGCAATCGAGCCTCTGCTTCTGTTAGCTGACGCGCTTGACCTTGAGCTTGTGCGGCTAATGCGTTTTCAAGACTTCTTTGTACGTCTTCAACTTCTTCACCTGTTGCAAAACCTGCGCCAGCAATAGCGCGGTTAACATCTTCGATTGTTGCTGACTCTGGGAAGTCGATGCCAAAGATTGCGTTTTCAACAATGTTGTTTACATCCTCTGTGCTTAATCCTTCGGGGAATTGAATGTTTGCAATGGCATTGTCAACGATTCCGCTAACTTCACTAGCTGTCATTCCTTCTGGGAACTCAATGTTTCCAATAGCTTCGTTAACAACACCGCTAACCTGCTCAGGAGTCATGCCTTCAGGAATTGCTTCTACTGCTCTGCTAACAATACCTTCAACATCTTCGGCTGTTACTGATGGCTGTTGTGTTGGCACAGTACCTAACTGACTACTTACCTCAGTAATGATGTCACTGTACTGCGGGAAGTTTTGTTGCAAATATTCAGGTGTGGCACCGCGTAACAATGCTTGCTCAATCAATCCGCGAGCATCGCCTATTAAACTGCCTTGCTCATACGCTTCCCCAGCAGGTACGCCTGTTCCGCTTCCTGTTCCAACGCCTGTTGTTGATGGCGCTGAGCTTTCGGGCGTTGTACCCGTCGCTGTACCAGGAGCAGGAGGAGGCGGCGCAGATACACTTGGTGCAGGCGCAGGAGCCGCCGCAGGTGGTGCCCCTGAGGGTGGAGCGGGTGCGGGTGCGGGGGCTGGCGCAGGGGCTGGAGGAAAATATTCCTCAAACATACTAGTAGTAATTGGTGCCTCTTCCTGTGGTGTTGGCGCAGGGGCCGGAACTGGCGCAGGAGCCGGAGCGGGTGCTGGCTGTGGCGCAGGCTGTGGCGCAGGCTGTGGTGCCGGAGTTGGTGCCGGAGTAAAGCTAGGCTGATCTTGGCGCGTAGGATCTGGCGATGGCGATGCAGTGCCAGCCTCTCCAGATGTTTGGTCTTGTTCTTGTTGCTCTACGGGTTCTACAGGTTCTAACTCGGGCGGAGGCTCAGGCGTTAACTCTGGCTCTACTTCATACTCAAACGGATCTACTTCTACTTCCAAATCAAGAGGAGTCTCCGGAGCCTCTTGAACATCGAGCAAGATATCTTTAATTTCTGCTGAAACATCACTAGTATCCATTGGGTCTAAAAGAGGGTTGTCTTCCGAAAAAGTTGGAGGTGGTACAAACTCTTGGTTTCCAACAAAATTAAGATCTAACAAAGCATCTTGATCAAGACTTGAATGAAGACCGGAAGTTACATCCCCGCCTCCTGAAATTAATATGTAAGCACCTGCTGAGTCTTGAGCCAAAATTAAATCATTAGCGTTTAAAAGATCACTTAATCCTTGAAGGCTTTGAGTGGTTCCGTCTGCTGATACTGTTTCGCCTATTAAAATTGCCAGAGCATCATTAGGTATGCCGTGAACAGACAAACCACCTTCTGCATTCCATGTGTTTTTATCATTAACAAACTGAGCAAGAATTTGCTCAGGCGTAGCATCTGGACTAATTCCTACAGGGAATCCAGCATCGTTGTAATAAACGCCATTAATTAACTCGTCACCTTCAAATGGATTTCTTATCCCCGTGTCACG